AAGACCTATCCGAGTCGCTTCCTGAGACCGATTTAACAGTCGGTTTTGAGGAGTGGCCCGGTATAACCGGTCCAGAGCGTCAAGCGACTGCTCTTCTAGCTTCAGTCCTTAAGAAATTTAAGGATCAGAAGAACGAGGATGCAGATGCCAAAGCTCTGGATCTCTTCTTGCAATCTAATATAGGCTGCAAGGAGTGGGAGCTCAGACTAGAGAACTCCGGAGACGAGTTGATGTTCGGCCAGTTCCGTAAGGAATTGTACGATTTCTTCACGTCAAAGGGTTACTCTATCGTGCCCGACACTGCAAAGGTCGCAGACCTTGGTCGTGTTGGGCCGGGCGCAAGTTTGGGGGCCACTGGAAAGGACTTCTATTCGAAGCTCTTTTCAAGCCGCCTCACAAGCACGTCTGAGGGTCTATGGACTATCTATCAGCACTACGTTTGTAACTCTAGTACTTGGTCGCGAGCGGAATCGCATCGCATGGCCGAGTACGGCGGAGTCTACATAGTGGCAGGTAATCGTCTGTCTTTCGTGGACAAAAAACGCGACATATCACGAGTCATTTGTACGGAGCCCTCGCTTAACATGTTTTTTCAGTTAGGCTTAGGCAAGCTTTTCGAGAGACGTCTCCGAAGTTACTTCGGGATCGATCTCGAGGAGCAACCGTTCGTGAATCGTGAACTCGCACGCGTCGGGAGCTTGTCTGGAGATCTATCGACGATAGATCTTTCAGCAGCTTCTGATAGTGTGTCAAGTAAGATGCTGGAGGCAGCGTTACCGCCCGATATTCTAGGGTGGTTGCGTTTTCTCCGGAGCAATACTTGCACTCTCCCCGATGGGAGCGTGGAGCGGCTACACATGATTAGCTCTATGGGTAACGGATTTACGTTCCCGTTGGAGACAATTGTGTTCGCCTGTGTCGTTGCCGCTGTTTACCGTATCGAGGGAATTCCTTTGATACGAACCAAGCGCTCGTGGTCTATGACCACTAAAGAGATGGTCCACCGGATGCATATTGCACGCCGGTACGGCCATATCTTACCAGAGAATCCTAGCCAGATTCGATGGGAGCGTGGAAACTTCGGAGTGTTCGGTGACGATATTATCGTCGAAAACCGCGCGGCCCAAAAGGTCGTTAGGTTGTTGAACATTCTTGGGTTCCAGGTTAACAGTGACAAGTCCTTCTTTGAAGGACCGTTCCGAGAATCTTGCGGGGCCGACTATTTTGATGGTCTGCCCGTCCGAGGAGTATATATT